GGGCACAGGACCGTAATTGGTCGTTCCCCGCCTATCGGGTACGTTGAAATAATCCCCCATATCAACAGTTGCTCTGCCAACAGGGGGAACAAGTAGCGAACGATACCACTCAGCGAGCGATTCATCGTACGGTTGAAGTGAAGCAATACCTTCCGTTCCTACACCTCGCGGCGCAGGTTGAGTAAGGCGAGTAAGCGGATCGCGGTTATAAGGATCTACGCCCTGTACTGACCCGACGCTAGACGCATCGGTGCGATAGTAATCAGACAGGGCGGGAGCGAAAGGGCGGAGATTCTCGAAATATTTCCGCCTCCTTTCTTCTTCAGACTCCTGATTTAAATTGCTGGCTGTTTCCGAAACGCCGCCTTCAGCGAACTTTTCTTCGCCTGTATAAACATCAATGTTCGGCTCGTAGTTGTTATCTACGACCTGACTCATCGGATAAGAAAAATTAGGCCGTGGGACAACACCGCCCCCAGCCATAGCGTATCTTCTGTCGCCTAATCCGCTTAGTGGCTCTGATCTAGGTGGAGCCGTGGGTGGAGGCTGTTGATATTGTTGCCCCGGCATTTGAGTCTGCGTCTGGGGCTGAGTAAAAGACGGCGTGCGGGTGTAATCAGGGGGCTGCGTTGTATAGCCCTGATCAGTGTATCCACCACCGATAAAGTACGGCTGCCCCGGCTGAGTAAAGAACAGCGGGTTGACCTGCCCACGGCTGTACTGCACGTTGCGATACTGCACCGGCTCGGGAGTCGGGATGCCCGGACGCTGCCCCGTGAGCTTCTGCTCAGCCTTCTTAGTGGCATAGAGCATGATGGCGTCCATGATCGGATCGCCCGAACGGTACAGCCCCTGCTGCCCTTGCTGAGCCTGCCCTTGCTGCGTAGTACCCGTCTGACCGCCGCCCAGTACACGACCTAGGAGGGCATCTAAACCGCCCGTAGCAGGACTTCTTCCAAGCGGAGCCTCAACCGTAGGCTTAACATCCATTAGACCCGGCGCGACTTCACCAAAATCCTCTGCTCCACGAGGAGCCTCTTTGTACCCGGCAGGGCCAGCGATGCCGGGGATCTTCCTGCCTTGCTGCATTCCAGCCGTGATACCGCCAAGCAACTTAGTCCCAGCGTAGGCTTTCATGCCCGCCTCAAGACCCTTTTGCAGGTCGCCCTTGATAGCACCGTAGGCAGCGCCAGTTAGAAGGGCTGTGGTCTGAGGGTTCTGAATGATGGCACTACCAACCTTACTCAGAGTTGGCTGCACTGCTTTCCACGTATTTCGCAAAAAATCTGTTAGCCAAAACGCTTCCGGCAACCCGGTTTGCGGGTTGAAAGTCAGGGGCAGGCCGTTAGCGGCTGCATACTCTTTGAGTACCTGAACTTCTTCGGGGTTCATGTGGACGAGGGTGGAGTCCCCGCCACGGCCTTGAGCGGCTACAAGGGATGCTAACCCCGCCGCAGGATACTTATCGTTCATACGACCCCCGTGGGGTAAAGTTTCTTAAATAATATCATTCGTTGGACTCATAGTTCGATACCCAGACCACAGTCATGATAATGGACGGGATAGCCGGGATATTGCCGCTTGCTGCCACGTACGGGATGACCACGTTGGTATCGGAAGACTGCCAAGCCAATTCAAAGTAGTCGTTGGCCTCTAGCACGAGCACAAAGTTCCAAGCCGCTACGATCTCGTTGTTGGGACCGTCGATGACGATCTTGGTAGCCGAGTCCGGCAGATTGACTCCGTTGATCCGGGGCCAGATATAGACCGCACTAGCCGAACCACCCGTCTTGTCCAACTGAGCCGAAAACTGAAAGTTATAAACACCCGTCTGAGCAACGAAAATTTTAGAAGTCGGTACGCCACGAGTGACGGCCTGCTGAGAAACGACCGAGTTATAGGTAAAAAGATTGACCGCATCGGCTACCGGGTTCGTCTGCGTCGTCGTATCAAAATACGAAGCGTGTGCAGTGGGTGAGTTGACTCGGTTAGTAATCTGACTAAAAAAGAGGCGCAGGACGTTCGTTAATTGATCCTGATACCGAACCTGATAATCAGTCGGAGCAATCGGCAGGTTAGGCGGAACGATTCCGCGAGCAACGGTCATCGGCGTCCATCCGGACGGATATCAATACGCATCATGCCCATCTGCCACGCTACGCCAAGATCAGTTGAGTCCACACGGAACGCCATCTGACGGCCACGGATGCGGGTATAGACCTGACCTGTGTATTGCTGGATCGGGATTACCGAGGTGCGCGTAACAGTCGGCTGGTCAGCAGAGGTGTAGTTACTGCCTGAGTTCTGACGGGGTTTAACGGTAAGCGTTACAGTTGGGCTTGATCCCGTAGACCCTGTGAAGTTGAGATCGGGCAGCATACGCCATACGTAGCCAAAGCTCTGACCGTCTTGAATGTCAAAGTCGGACGATTCAATAAAGGCTTCAATCGGCACGGGCGGATTAACCGAACCGTCGTCATTACCCAATTCGTGATACAGGATCTGGTTGGGAGCTTTGAAATTAACAATCGTATGTATGTCGTGCGAAGCCGCAGTGGTGCTATTAGCCCCGCGAACGCAACCAAGCAATGTATTACCGTCGATTGCAGTGTATGTGATCTGTTCCGAATCAATCGTCACCGTGCCCGACGTTGGGTAAGTCGAAGCGTTGTCGAGTGCGATAGACGTTACGGATGAGTTGATAGACGTTGCAAGATACGAAGTCTGAATGGAGAACGCCGCAATCGGGTAGTTGCGCTGCGAGTGTTCTGACCAAGAACTACGGTTGATATTGCCGTAGTACCAGATTCGCTCAAGGTAGTTATAGATCACATACCGGTCGTTAATCGTGCTGTTGGCAGACGGGTAGAACCACCAGATCTCGTTAAAGCCTTCGTTATTACCCGCGCAAACCTGATCCAACTGATCGTAATTAATGTCACTGTAGACAAACTGACGCAGGGTGCAGGGCAGCGTCTCAACACGACCGGTGTACATGAAGAACTTATCGCGGCCCATCCAGTAGGTCACGTTATTAACGGTAATTGGCGCATTCTGCGAGGCAATCGAAATGTCCTGATCCAGAAGCGTCAAGTTCCACACAAACGGCGGCCCGATGTACTGCATCGAGAACACAGCAGTATCCGTCCACACCAGAATTTCTTGGCGCGTATTGACGGCAGCGACGATGTAAGAGCCGTGTGAAAGACCTTGTTCACCAGACTGGTTGGTAACTTCCGGCACCCACTCGTACGGATTTCCTTGATCTGACCAGCGAACCAGCAGAGGGTCAAAAGTAGGCGTGAAGTTAGTCGGGTCGTACGGGGTTGAACCCATGCAGATCGTGAAATCATTAACCGGCGAGTCAATGATCATGAATGTTTCGTCAGGTACGTGCCGCCCAGAATAACTAAACGACAGCGCAGAAGCCGTAGCAGATGCCGTGGTAGCAACCGAGATAGTGACCGAAGTTGAGCCGTCCCAAGTCGATGTGACGTAAGTGCCGCTAACGATGCCACTACCCGAAACAACCGCGCCCGTATTAATGCCTGTGGCGTCAGCCACCACAATCGTAGTTACACCAGAGGCGTACGCTGCCAGAGTCGCAGTCTTCTCGACTGTATTTGCTTTCTCTTCAAGCGTGATGGCACGGGACCACGTGGTTGTGTTCAACGTCCAGAAATAGATAGCGCCTTCGCGTTGTGCAAAGAGCAAGTCATCGCCGTAGTTGAACATCGACCACAGACGCATCGGAATGCCAGTAGGAATGTTAGAACCCCAACCGCCTTGGCCCCACGGAGGACCGCCCCAACCCACACCGGTCGTGTAGACAGGATTGCCTGCATCAATGTCGAACTTGGCGATAACTAATGAACCGCCACCCGTCGTGGTAGATGAGGCCGTAGCAGAGGAGAAAATCGTGAACGTATTGGCAGTGGGAACCGATTGGATCTCGTAGTCGCCATTCAAAGTCAGGCTGGCAACCGCCGTAGCACCTGAAAAAGCCACGTACGTACCAATAGCAGACCCGTGAGCCGAGGCCGTCACGGTGACAAGTTTGCTGCCCGAAGTGGTCGAAAATGGGTTTTGGGTAAGGGTCAGCGAGTTGGCTAACGGGGTGATGTCGTTGAACGAGCCGCCAAGCTCTACGTACACCTTCTGGTTGGTGCCAATGCCTAGAAGATTCTGTCCTGTTCTAGAAACCCAGTTCCACAGGATACGAGCAACGCCTTTAAACGTAGCGCCGTTACTGGTGATGTTCTGCCAACCGCCCAGTTTTTCAGCGTAGCCAGATCGAAAACGCACCTTGTCCGAGGCGAAGAAACCGCCCTCGTTGGCATATGATGTAGATTCGCGGTTAACACCGGGGCGTAGTTCAAGTTTCTGAAGTGGCATTAGACGACCCCCGACAAGTACAGCGCACGTTCATCCATACGCCGTTTCACCAATCCCGGCAGTACTTTACCACCAGCCTTCGTCCATTTCAGGAACTCGTCAGCCGCCTCTTCCAGTTCACCCCGGTTGGTCTTCATCCGAAGGGAAGAGCGTTGGAGATTGCCGAGGCCCACGTTGAAGGCAAAACTGACGAGAGAATCGAAGATTCCCTGATTGCCAACAGAAGCAGGGCAAAGTCGAACCACACCACGCTCAAACCGGCCAAGGTCTTGAGCAAGTATCCGGTCCACCTCGTCCATCGTGAGAACCCGGTCCCAGCCTGCGGGTATCGGTAGATTCTTGCGTTCATTAAATGGAGTAGCGGTGTGTGTTGGATCAATCACGTGGCCCACGCCGACAGTCCACAAAAGCGCCGGACAGCGGTAAGGCTTAGTCCTCACCCCTTCGTGGTGCTTGATCATCTGAATGGCGGCAGGGCTGACTTTCACTTCTTGCCAAAAGCCTGTGTCCCGAACCAAAACGCGATGATTGAAGACAGGATCAGCATCTCGTCATCCGAGAACACTTCAGCCATCGCAGCAGCAAACGGCACACCCGTGTTGTAGGCATACCAAACACCAGCGATGTTGATAGCAACAAGTTCCAGCACGAAGATGTAAGTCACAACCGGACGAACGCTGGCGCGGAGATTGATCATCCACTGACTCGCACCTTTGCCAATCTCCATATCATGCTGATACAAAGCTTGGCGCTCTTCGCCTGCCGTTTGAGTTTGGATCTGTTCCAACTTGATCTCTTCAACTCGTGCCTGAGCAATGAAGCCACGTTCGGCAAGGGCCAACTCACGCTCCTTCTGAGCAGCGACCAAGGCCAACTCGTGCTTTTTATCCTGCCGGTCTTGGAAGATTTGCAGGATCTTGGGCAGTCCACCCGCGAGGAAAGACAGAAAAGTTGAGATCATCGTCATCATAATTAGTACTCCTTACCCAGCAGGTCTTTAGCCAGCGCATAGTCCTCTGCATAATGCTTACGGACAAAATCACGAACCTTGTCTGTAATTACTCCTCGCTCAATCCCTTTTGTGTCGTTTACCACACGGAGGGTAAGTTTAGTCGTGTCGTAGTCTCCGCAAAGTCGGTGCATTTCCGCTTCGTAATTATGAAAGTCCAAAGCCGTCGTATTAGGCTGACTAAACCAAGTGACCTGTTTTCTAAATAAAACTGGCTCTAATTTCATGAAGTCAAACAGGTCTACCCATTCATCATACGAAAGTGTTTTTACTGTTCTGTCGAGACCGTTTTTAGCAATAATGTCTTCAACCGCTTTTTGGTGTATCCCCGTCTTTATGACGTACCGGATCGTGCTTCCAAACCGATCTAGCGGATCACGAATAAACGCAAAGAACTTGTAATTAACAAGGTTCGGATACCTTTCAATAAACTGTTCTGGCGTATCGTGTGGATTACCTTTGTGATGCCATCCTAAAGTAGGAAGAAACTGCCTTGCTGTAGTCGTACCTGTTTTAGGCACTTCAAACAAACACAATTTCTTCTCTTTGTGAAATAGCATTACGGATCAACTGACGGACCAACTGGCGGTTCACTCCATACGCCTTTTTCCGCATCCCACGTATAGTTACCTTCAGGCGGCTTGGGTGGAATAAACTCATCAAGTACCGGATCGTACGTAAATCCAATACCTGCATACCGGCCACGGAAGCTACCGTTGTAGGA